TTATTTGCCTACCGCCCTGTCCATTCTCCGGTATTGCAGCGCTTCCATCAGCTCTGCGGCGCCGATCTGTTCCACGCCGTTCATGTCGGCAATGGTGCGGGCCACGCGCAGGATGCGGTCATAGGCGCGGGCACTGTAGCCCATGCGTTCAAACGCACCGCGCAGCAGCTTTTCGGCGGCGGGGGCAAGCGGGCAGTAGCGGCGCAGCATACCGCTGGGCAGCTGGGCGTTGCAGGTAAAGCCAAGGCCTTGGTAGCGCTGGGCCTGCATGGCGCGTACCGCGGCCACCCGCGTGCGGATGTCAGCGCTCGGCTCGCCGCCGGTTTTTGCGGCAAGGGCGTCGTACTCCACGGGGCGGGCCTCCACATGCAGGTCAATGCGGTCCAGCAGCGGGCCGGAAATCCGCTGCCGGTAGCGCTCAATCGCACTGGGCGTGCAGCTGCATTCCCGCACGCCGGAACCATAATACCCGCACTTGCAGGGGTTCATGGCGGCAACCAGCATAAAACGGCAGGGGTAGGTGGCGGTGCCGTGTACCCGGCTCACGGAGATGCACCCGTCCTCGATTGGCTGGCGCAGCACCTCCAGCGCTTCGCGGCTGAACTCCGGCAGCTCGTCCAAAAACAGTACGCCGTTGTGGGCCAGGCTGACCTCGCCGGGGCGGGGCACTGTGCCGCCGCCCGCAATGGCTGCGGCGCTGACACTGTGGTGGGGGCTGCGGAACGGTCGCTGCTGCAATAATCCGGTCCCGGCCTGCACCAGCCCGGCAACGGAATAAATCGCGGTGGTTTCCAGCGCTTCCTCATAACTGAGCGGCGGCAGGATGCCCGGCAGGCGCTTGGCCAGCATACTTTTGCCGGTGCCCGGCGGCACGATGTACTAATACAATGTTAGGGTAAAAAAATAACGTCGAGGTCAAAATGGCCGTACCGCCCGTCTTTTACCACAATATGGTCTATCACGGACGCCCAGAGCGTGTGGCGCTCCTGCGGTGACAGCGTGGCGTATATGCTGCGGAAATCCCCGGCCAGGAGCTGCGGCAGCGGCGCCAGCACGCGCCCCGGGCATCCTTCTGGCTCTGCTGTGTGGCCTGGGCCGCCTCCTGCTGCCGGATCAGCGCCTGGTACTTTTCATCGTAGGCTGCGCGGTCTATCATGCCGTCCACATACAAGTCCTGGAGGCGGGACAGCTTCCGCTGGATCGCGCCAACGTCCACGACGGCGCGCCGCCGCTGGGCCTCCTGCACGTCAAACTGCGCTATGTAGGCGTCCAGCTGCGGCTGGATATGATCCAGCAGCCAGCCCTCCAGGCGCGGCTCCCAAGGCGTCGTTTTCCAGGAGCAGCGATTTTCGATCCAGTGCTGCGTACAGCGATACCGCAGATACAGCCGATTCCATTTGTAATCGAACTGAGGGAACGCTTTCAAGGTGCAGCCGCAGACAGGGCAGCGCAAAAGACCCGTAAACACATAGCTATACTTGCTTTGCCGCGTGTGGCCGGAGGCCTGCCTTGCCAAGATTTCTTGAACGCGCTGGAACTGATCCGACGAGATAATGGCAGGGCAATAATTTTTATTATCCCGGTACTGGCCGCAGTACAAACCGTTCCGCAGCATCCGGCCTATCGTATTACGGGGCAGATCAACGCCGCACTGATCGCGCAGCCAGACCTGCGTACTGCGTGCGCTTTGTGCCGCCTCATAGTGATCGAAGAACGCCCGCACGATTACGGCCTGATCTTCCACGATCTGCACGCGGTGGTCGCGCACCTCCAAACCATAAGGCAGGGATTTGGAGCCGAAGATCGCGCCGCCGTTCTTTACCCGCTCCGAAAATACAAACTTTATCCTGTCCGCCGTTCTGTCGCTCTCGTCCTGGGCGACGGATAGGCGGATATTTAAGTTTAACCGCCCGTTCGTCGTGCTGGTGTCGTAGTCCTCCAAGATCGCCTTCCAGTTTGTCCCGGCGGCGTCCAGCACATCCTGCACGCGGTAATACTCCCGCACGCTGCGGAACCACCTGTCCAACTTTATAAACAGCACATAGTCAACGCCGCCAGCCTTTACGGCCTCCAGCACGCGCAACAGGCCGGGGCGGCGCTGTATTTCTTTACGCGCGCTCACGCCGTCGTCGCTGTACTCCGCCACGATCTGGCACTGGAACGTGTCGCAGAACTCCCGCAGCGCCTCACGCTGCGCACCCAGACTGTAACCGTGCCGGGCCTGTTCGTCTGTGGAAACGCGGATATAAAGCACCACCCGCGCGCGATACCACGAATAATTTTGCGGTTTACCGTACAACATAATAAAAACACCCCGCGAAATTGTACAAAGGTACTATGCCGCGCGGCGTTTTTGTGCTATACTTTCTGCTGTGAGGGCGTGAAGTATGGCACAAAAGCCGTGCAGCGCGTTCTTTGGCCGTTTCCGTGCGCCAACACGGGGGCGGCCCTTTTGCTTTTATAGGGGGAAATGGTGCGTGTATATGTGTGGGAGGCCCGCCAGGCTGCCGGGCTGACGCTCCAGCAGCTGGAGCATAAAACCGGGATAAGCCGCAGCACCTTAAACCGTATTGAAAACGGCAAGATCGTGCCACGCCTGGATCAGCTGGAGGCCATAGCAGCCGCCACAAATACGCGGATCACCGCCCTATTTGATAGCCCTTTGAAGTAAGTATGAACCCAGCGCAGCCAAAAGGCAAGCCGCGCCGGGCTTATTTCTCAATATTGAGAAATGACAGCCCAAACCATTGCGCCGCCGCTCCACCCGGCGTATAGTCGAATAAAGGAGGCGACGGCGAAATGAACAGGGCGCAATACTGGCAAGCGATAAAAGCGCTGCTGCGCGACGCAGACCTGGGCATACTGCGGCGCGTGTATAATTTCGTGCAGCAGATCACCCTACATTAAACCATTTTCGGCAAGCCACGAAAAAGGTTAAAAAAGGCGGCGGCCTTTACTGGTCGCCGTCCTTTTCTTTCTTTTCGCGCTCACCCAAGCCCAGCGCGTAACCGTACATAAAGGCGGCGTTGTCTTTGCCCAGGCCGCCCTCCATGCGCTGGATCGCTGCGTCGTCCATGTAGCGCTCCATGATTTCGGCAGGAATGGCCCCGGCCAGAAACTTGTCGATCAAGTCCCGCAGTTTTACCCAGTCCTCCTCCGAGAACTGCGCGAAACCTTTAAAAATGGACTTTGCAAGCGTGTTGTCGCCCTGCATGATGCTGTCCACGATCCCGCCCAGCGCATCGTCCGTATTCACGAACATTTCGCCCTGCCCGGTGGTGAGCCAGCCGTAGTCGACGTTGAACTCTTTACAGAGGGCAAGGGCCATGCGATCAGTTAAAGCGCGGTCACCGCTTTCGATGCGGGAAATAGCCACGCCAGTAACGCCGACGCGCCGTCCGACCTCCTCCTGACTTAGGCCCAGAGCTTTGCGAAATTGCTTTAGGGTAGTCTCCATAATAAATCACCTCCTGCCAGTATATTAACACAGTATCTTAACCTAGTCAAGATGCAAAACAAAGAAACTTGACCAACGGTAGAGGCGGTAATAAAATAGGAATGAACAAGGGAGGCCACGACGATGAACAGACCACCAGAACCAAACTACGCCGCGCCGCTGCCGCAGCGCAGGGACACAGCGAACCACCGCCAGGCCGACCTGTACGACTACAACATGGAGACGGAGGGCGCACGCATCCATGTTGAAGTATGGCTGCACGAGGAAATCACCCCGCCGCAGTCTGCCGAGATTTTCCTTGCGATGGAAGAATTGCGCCGGGCGGTATGGCGCGCCACAAAAGAGGCCCGGCGGATCACCCAGGCGGCGCAGCCGCCGCCGCAAGTATAGGAGGACACCCACATGAAAGAAGAAACCGCCCGCGCACTGACTTTGGCAGCGTGCGCGTTCCAGGCGTATGCACTGGCGAAAAGTTTTAAGCGGGAAGTGATCGACCCGTACCGCAGCAGCACCAAAGAGGACACCGACCAGAGCCTGGAGGCCATGACGCCGGATGTGCTCAGAGACTACCAACCGCGCAGCCGGGCCGCGCTGAAAGAACGCTACGGCGTGGACGCGCAGGACGTACTGGCCACGCTGCACAAGCCAGACGGCGAACCGCTGCCACTGAATGAAGCATGGAATGTGCTGGAATCCGTCCAGAAACTGATCATAAAAAAGGCCCATGAAGTGGCGCGCGTCCAGACCGTGGCCGACATGAACCTCTAAAACAAAGAACTGCCGAAGGAATAGGAGGCCAGCGTGGAGAAAAGAAAAACGACCCAATGCACCGAGCGCGGCCAGCATAAGCGCTGCGCCCACCTCTGCCGGGGCGAGGCCACGTGCTGGCGCAACTATGTATGCGACCCGGCAAAAAATAAAGATTGCACAGGTATACCCGGCGGGCGCTGCATGATCCAGTGCTACAACACACTGGACAAAGACCGGGCGCTGATCCCGAAAAGCTGCTGCAAGTATGGCCCGGCGCGCCGGATCGCTGGCTACTGCCGCCCGCTGCTTTTCCTTTACCTCAAAACCTTGCAATGGCGCGGCATTGTGCCCCGCGCTGCACCCGGCGCGGTGCGTGTGGCGCTGAAAGACAAGCTGCACGAGGCGACGGCAACGCCACGCTATTACATAAGAAAATGGCGCGGCCAAGTATGACCGCGCCACCTGCGGGCGTTATGCCTTATAGGCGCGCCCTGCGGCTGTGAGGGTTATGTTTTCCACACCGTCGCTACTGTAATAAATTTCGGAAACAAGGTGCGCGTCCTTTAAGTCTATGGCCGCGCACTTTAGGGCAGCTTCAGACAGGCCTAAGTCGTCGATATTGCCCTCTTTGTTTTGACCCCAGCGTAACAGCTGGGCCGCTGCTTTAGATAAGCTCATAGCATTTTCACCCCCTTTCGCGCAACCCGCAAGCGCTGGGCTTTATAGGTACACCCGGCACGGGGCGGGATTTACTTTAGAATGGCAACAGCAAGCGCCACCAGCGCCACAGCGTTGTCCGCAATCCACTTGCGAATTGTGCGTTTATATTCAACGTGCTTTTCTTGCTGGTGCTTTTCCTCTACGGCCTCTATGTAAGCCTCCGAGGTTTCGCGCCACCAGTCCATATACTCTTTCATATTCACGGCATTTTCACCCCCCTTTCGCGCTGGCCGGGGCGTTTGCTCCGCCCTGGCCATGTTTTAGACATTCTCAACTGCATATATTTCTCCTTTTCTCTCCGGGAACCCCAGGCGCTGCAACGCCTGGGGTTTTCTTTTTTTTGCAGGATAACTCGTGCAGAAATAGCTGTCAACGGGGCCTATAAGGCTGCAATTTTGACTAAGGTAAACAAAAATATAACGCTGTAAGTGTGCAATGTGCTAAAATATTACCTATGGTAAGAAAATACGTTGACAAAACTACCATAGTAAACTATAATCTTAACCAAGGTAAGACAAACCAAAACAAAAGAAAATTTTTAAGGCCCCACGACGGGGAGCAAAGGAGAACACCATGGAGAAGAAAGTCACGATCACCTTAACAGAAAAAGAAGTGAAATACATTCTACTGGCCGCCACTGCTTTGAAATATGACGCCAGCCGGGAGGCGAGGAAAGCGACAGACGACGACTTCCGAGAACTCAAAGAACGCACCGCAGAAATGTGGGCGGAAATCCACGACAAGATCAAAGCACAGCGACAGGCACAGGAAACGGAATAAAGGGGGCAACACCATGAAAAACATTGAAGTCACCTACGACGCGCTGATCTGCGAGAACGGAACCTATGAACAAGGCGAAGCCGCCTTTATTCTGCCCATGACCGACGAGCTGGCCGCCGAATATCTGGCAGGACGCGCCACGGATCGCGGCGCGGTCAATCTGGTGGAAACCGCGCTGGAGGCTGTCGAGGTTATGCGGGGCCGCGTCTATGTGCGCGGCAGTATCAAAGCCTACCGCGAAACCAAGTAAACCCCCCCGGCGGGCCAGCAGCCCGCCGCCTGTCTGGGGCTGATCCGCCCCACCGATGATGGCCCAGGGAGGGCCGAAACAGGCCCCGCGCGACGGGGAGGAAGGAAAGAAAAATGACGGTTTTTCAAGAATTGACAAAAGGTATGAAGTTCAGCGAACCCACGGAAGATATTAAAAAGAACATGGTAAAAGTCTTTAAAAAGAATTTCGGCTGTCCGCCATGGAATGATGAGTACGAGGAAGGGTGCGCGGGGTTCACTGGCTGCGAAAGCTGCTGGTTTGGGTACATAAACAGCGAAGCAAAATAAAGGCCTCAAAAGCGAGAGCCGGACGTGATCCGGGGAAAAGGAGCCGAAAATGAAGATTGCAACACTTGAAAAGATTCACGAACTGCTAAAAGGCGAAGTTGAGGCCAGACGCAACGCGGAGAACATCCTCAAAAAAGCATACGACAGGGCCGTGGACGACCGGGAAGAAATCGCCGCCGCGGTAGGCGACATGAAGGACAAAAGCCTGGCCACAGCAAAGCGAGCCGCCGATGGAGCAAAGGCGGTATATGACGACGCTATCCGGGAATTTTACGCAGCCGACGCCGCCCTCCGCGATTTTGAAGCCCAGGAATTTTAAGGGAGCCAAGACAATGAAATTTTATTTTGACGGCGAGCTGATCCGCACATCCAAAACCCACCACTACACGCACGCTGTCGTGCTGCCGACAAAGCCGGGGGCCACAAACAAGTGGGACGCGCTGGGCTGCCGCGCGTCCCTGGCAAATGCCCAGGCGCTGCTGGCACAGGAACGCCGCCGAATTGCCAAGTACAACCAGAAAACAGCCGACGCCCTGCGCGTGGTAGAACTGGAGGCCCGCCCGTGATGGCCCCAGAGCCGGAGGGGCTGGACTGGCAACAGGACGAATACGACAGAATCCCACCGCGATACATGGCCGTAACTGCGGACAAGTACGAGCTGCCAGTGGCAGTGTTCGACAATATCCAAGATTTGAGTAGATGGGCACACACAAGCACCGCAACGGCACACGACGCCATTACAAGACAGACAGTAAGAAAGAAAGGCCCGGCGGCTGGCTGCCGATTTATCCGGCTGCCGAACGACATTGACTGGAGGAAAGTATGAACGAAAAGCAGAAACTGATCCGCGAAACCGCACAGAAATTTGAGGCCCTGCGCCCCGATATGCAGCAGTTTGTCCTGGGCTATCTGGTAGCCCGGCAGAACACACAAGGAGGCCGACATGATGGAAAATAAAGACCTCTGCAAAGATTGCAGCTACAACACGGGCGAGTATTTCCTATATTGCGAGTTGAACTGCTACGGAGTAACAAAAACAGACGGCCGCGGCGTGGTTTGGAAGTGCGACGACTACGAACCGCGCCCGGCTGAAAGCCAGAAATAAACCACCCCGGCGGGCCAGCAGCCCGCCGCCTGTCTGGGGCTGATCCGCCCCACCGATGATGGCCCAGGGAGGGCCGAAACAGGGAGAAAAACATGGACGAATACGAGAAAGCCGTCGCAGAGGCCCAGGAACTGGCCGCGGAGAACCAGCGCAAAATTGACATATTGCTGGCGGACATGAACCGCCAGGAGCTGCGCAACACCCGCACAGACGCCGCCGCCCTGGCCGCTCTGGAGCGCGATCTGCTAAACCTTGTGAACGGCTCCAGAATAAAGCGGGCCAGAGATCGCGGCCTCCTGCGCTGCGCTGCTGCCACGCTGCACAAGGTACGCCGCCAGCTGCTGGACGACGCAGACCGCGCCGCGCTCTGTGAGCGCTGTATGAACCCGCACGTTTTGAAAGACCAGGACGAGCTGGACGACGTGTGCGCCCAGTGTCCGCTGGAAAAGACGGCGGGCTGATATGCCAGCGCGCGACAGCTACATGGACGGCGGCAAGCCCGCCCGGTCTGCCGTCCCGCAACAGATGGATATACCAGGCTTTGGCGGGCGCTACTACATCCGCATAGACGGCACAGTCTGGCGGCGGTGGAAGTCGAAAGACGTGCAGCTGCATGGCGTACGACACGGCAGGAACCGGGACTATAAGCTCACAACGCCGGAGGGGCGCAGCATTTGCAAGCCCGCGTCCGCAATCGTGCGGGCGACCTACTTTAAGGGCCTGCCGTCAAATATGCGGCTGGCGCACAAGGATGGCCTGGAGAGCAACTGGGCTTACTGGAATTTGCAGCCCGTAACCGTGCAGCAGCTGGGGAAAATGAGCCACGGCAGCATGGACGCCCGGCGGATTCTGAAAGTAGACCCGGAAACGGGCGAGGTCGTGCGGATTTTCCGCAGCTCCCGCGCTGCCGCTGCTGTGGCCTATTGCAGCTACCAGACGATCCTGGACGCCTGCAACCGCAAAAACAAGAAACAGCCAGGGATTGCACCAGATGGCTACCGCTATTCCTGGGAGAAAGGAGAAACAAGCGAATGAAAAGACAACTGCGCGCCCTGCTTGCGCTGCTGGCCGTGTTGGCAGTAGACACGGCGTTCTGGGCGCTGATCTGGTGGGCGGTGCAGCAGCTGCGCAGCCTGGTTTGTCTGCTGTTTGTTATGTGCGCCGCCGTATGGCTGGCGTAACGAATTTTAGGAGGATATGGCAAAATGACGAACGAAGAATACAAAAAGATCACAGAACTGGAATACAAGGCCAAGCAATGCCGCGCGGCAGGAATCGACCCAGAAATAGACGACGGCACGGCCTGGGCAATGACGCACACGCGGGAGTGCCGAATGGTAACGGACGGCCAGCGCTTTTGGGAACAGCCGCGCCTGATCCTGGAGTTTGACGTATTCCAGGGCGGCGTCGTGACTATGCGCTGCTATCTGCGCAATATTCCGAAGCTGCCGCGCGCCGTCATTGAAAAGACGCACGCAAGCGTCGCGGGCGACGATCTGCTGTATATGTTCCCAATCTATGAAACAGTGATCTTTGACCACACCCACCGCGACGCCCAGGGCCGCACCTGGCGCGAAACGATCCGGGGCGACTACCGCGAATACCAACGGGAACAGGAGGCGACGGCAAAATGACGAATTTCGCGCAGCGCCTCCGCGTTCCTGCCCGCCAGCAGGAACAGCCCGCCACGTTCGCGGTGCTTTTCTACGAGATCACCCACGGCGCAAAGAACGAAAAGACCATGCCCGGCTATATGCTGGAGAACGGCGTGGAGCTGGCGGACTGGCTCACGATCACAGCAGACGGCCACCGCCTCCACCTGGCAATCGACGACTACCTGGGCATGATCCAGGGCCAGCGCCCAGACTGCCGCGCCTACACAGCCATGGGCAAAAAGGACGAGCCGGGCCACTTTGCCCTGGCTCACGTCGTCGCCTGGGGAGAGCCGGACGAACACCACGCGCAGCTCATGCAGCTGTACACACTGCACACAGGCCGCACGCCCACCACCCTACCCAGTACCGCCACGCCCTGCCGCGACAGCGGCGGCAACATGGCGGGCTGGTATGACAAAAACGAAAGGAGCAACGAATGAACAAGCGCGAAATCGTGCAAGCCACGGTGCGGGACTTTTCCCGCCTATCCTACGAGGCGCAGCAGTTTGTCCTGGGCTACATGGTAGCCCGCGCCAACTGTACCGCCAACACCACCCCGGCGGATCAGCCGGAACAGAAAAAGCCCGCATAATGCGGGCGGAGGTATCAACAATGCAAGGCTTAAATGTTGAAAAGCTCTATAAAACCCTGGCGCACATCCTGGCAGACCGTGAGGGCTGCCGCGTGTCCGTTGACGTGCAGCCGATCCAGGCCGCGCGCAGCGCATGAGGCCGTACTGGCAGCGGAACCAGGACGGCAAAGCCTGGCTTCGCCGCTGGGAGGAAAAGCGCCGCCACGCATTCGACGGCGGCCAGATCGACCACAGCAAGGACAAGAGCGCACCCTGGAGCCACCCGGCACACTATGGCTACCTTGTGCCGCTGACAGGCGCAGCCCTGGAGGCATACAAGGGCTGGAAAATCCGCACGGGAAACACCGAAACGTCCGACGCGGTGCGCTGGGCTTTTGAGGACTGGTACATAGGAATTTGCCGGGATGAACTCAAAAAGACGGCAGCCAGGACGAAGGCTGCCGACAGCTACATGGACAATCTGAAAAAGAACAAAAAAGGGGCCAGTGTCTAACGGCTTGACAACCGACACTGGCCCAACATCATAAGGGCGGACGCAACGCTGGAACGCTGCGGCCTACTAAAAATATAACACGGTAGCGCCGCCACGTCAACCGCAAAACCAGGGGCCGAAAGGCCCCTATAACGCCCTTGTGATAGGTACTAATGTTTCGACGAAAGGCAGCTATCACACTATGGCAAGAAAAGCAGCACAGCCCAGGCTGGGGGCTGGGGGCGCAGCGCCCCAGAATGGCAGACAAGCCGCCCGGCAGAACCTGGCCGAAGCCACAACGGAAAAGGGCGGCGCGGCAGAGCAGAACCTCACCACCGCCCAGGGCTTGCTCCCTATCCAGCCAAAGAAACAGAAAGGCCACCGCCCCTCTGCCGGGAAGTGGCAGCCATACGACTACGAGAGCGCCTACGAGCTGCCCCTGGATCAGCTGACAGAGCAACAAGTCCAGGAAATGATAGACCGGGAGCGCCGCGTCGTCTATGCGACTAAAACCGTAAAGCACGGCCACCAGTTTGACGTCGAGATTTTCCCGGACTTTACCCACCTACCCGGAACCCTGCCGAAAGACCGCAGTAACCGAGAGGCCCAGCGAAACCTCAATGACCGAAACAGCCGCAAAGAGTGTGAGCGCCGGATCAATGAGAATTTCGGCCCAGATGATTACTGGGTGACGCTCACCTGTCTACCCAGGGAAGAACCCCAGACAATGGAGGACGCCCTCCGCCTATTCCAGAACTACATAAAGCGCATAAACTACCGCCGCAAAAAACGCGGCCTGGAGCCAGCGCGCTATGTGTACGTCACAGACTGGACAAAGAACGGACGCCGCGTCCGCACCCACTACCACCTGGTACTGGACGGCGGGCTGCCTATGGACGAGGTAGTAGAGCTTTGGGGCCTGGGCAGGAAAAACACTGTTGAATACCTCACCCTGGACGAGCGCGGCCTCTCCGGCCTGGCCTACTACATCACGAAACCGCACGCCAGCGACACCGAGAACATAAAACACAAGAAACGCTGGACGGCCTCCAAAAATCTGCGCCGCCCGGTGGAACACAAGAACCATCAAGCCTTTGGCCGCCGCAAGGTCGAGGCCCTGGCGAAAGCCCCGGCGGATATGTTCGCCACGATGGAAAAGAAATACCCGCTTTATTGGTGCGAGGCCGCAGAGGCCCGCCACAATGGTATAAACGGATATTTCTACCTCCGCGCCGTGCTGCGCGAACGCTGCCAGCCGGGCGACCTGGTGACGATCACGGGCAAGCCGGAACTGCTGGAACGGCTGCCAGACGTGATCCAACGCAAGCTGGCAAAATACCGCCGTTTCGCCGTCGTGTCCGTGGACTACACCGCGCCCGGCTGGGAAACCGCCGTATTGCAGCCGATAGGAACGAAGGACAGGATAGCGTGTCCGGCCCGCGCCTGTATTGTGAACTAAACAGAGGTTTTTACGCTCAAAAAAGCGGAAAAATGAGCCGAAAGGAGCCGAAAACAAACAATGCGCCAGCAATGCGAGAAACGAACGGAGGACGGAGAGCAGGAGGTCGTGATCCAGTGGGCCGCGTTTATGTCTCCAGCCCACCCGGAACTGCTGAACCTCTACCACGTCCCCAACGAGGGTAAGCGCAGCAAGGCAGAGGCAGCCCGCCAGCAACGCCTGGGACTGCGGCCCGGCGTCCCCGATCTGATCCTGGACAGCCCGAAAGGCATATACCACGGCCTCCGCGTCGAAATGAAAGTAAAGCCGAACAAAACCACCGCAGCCCAGGAAAAATGGCTGGAACGACTGGCCCGCGCGGGCTATTTCGTGGCCGTCTGCTACTCTGCCCAGGAGGCAATCGAAACCATAGACGCCTACATAAAGCTGCGCCCCGGCCAGACCCACCCGAAAGAGCAAAGGAGGACAGAAACGTGAAAATTATTGCAATCATGGCCCAGAAAGGCGGCACGGGCAAAACCACCACGGCCACCACGCTTGCTTATGACCTGGCCCAGCTGGACGGCCCGGTGCTGCTGATCGACGCCGACCAACAGGGCAACGCCTCCCAGATCATGGGAGCATACGACCCCACCGCCTGGGGCGCGGAGAAGCTGCTGGAGCCGGGCACAGACGCCGCCAGCGTGGACGACCTCAAACAAACCCGCGAATGGCAGCCAAAGAAAAAGGCCCCGGCGGTGCGCGTGGACGTTGTGGCAGCCTCTGCGGCCCTCATGGACGCAAACATGGACGTGGCCGCCGACACTGTAAACGACCAGGTACACCGCCTCCAGGAGCGTCTGGCCGCCGTCTCCAACGTCTACAAGTACGCCGTCATAGATTGCGGCCTCCTGCTGGATATGGCTGCATTAAATGCCCTGGTAGCGGCAGACCTCTGGATCGTCCCCGTTAAGCCCGGCGGGTTTGAGGTGGACGGCCTCCTGCGCGTCCGTGAACAGCTGGAGGAACTGCGGCAGTTAAACGACGGCCTGGAACTGTGGGTGCTGCCCGTTATGTTTGGCAAGAGCAACGCTCACAAGGACGTCATGGCTCATTTACGCAGCCTGGGCCACCGCGTCACACTGGCGACGATCCGCCGCTCTGTGATCGCAGAATCCTACACGGCGGCAGCTCTGCCGCTGCCTGTATACAGCCCGCGCTGCGGCGTGGCGAAAGACTACGAGGCCCTGGCCTATGAGGTCATGGCCTGGAACGATGAAAGCGAGGTTAAAGCATGACAGGACGCAGCATTTTGGACGGGCTGAACACCGCCAGCAAGGCGGGCGTAAAGGCTACCCCGTCCGCACGTTTCCGCACGAAAGAAATTGACATTGACAATATATACCGCAACGAATTGAACCAGTACAGCCTGGACGACGTGGACAACCTGGCGCGGGCTATTCTGGTAGCGGGACGCCTCTACCACAACCTGGTCGTGGTCTATGACCCAGACCAGGACGCACAGAGGGACTACAGGCTGGTATCTGGTGAGCGCCGCCTCCTGGCCCTCCACAAACTGGTGGACGCGGGCCACCCGGAGTATAAAACCGTCACCTGTCAAGTGATCCCGAAAGGCAGCCAAGCGGAGGAACGCCTGGCCGTGATCCTGGCGAACACACAGCGGAACAAAACAGCAGCGGATCGCGTCCAGGAGTACGAGAACCTAAAACAAGCGCTGGAGGAAATGAGAGCCGCCGGGGTCGATTTTTACGGGCGCAATCTGACCGAGGGCAAGCTCCGCGACCACATGGCCGCGATCATGGACGAGGCCGACGGCACACTGGCCGCCCTGGAGAAGATAAGCAACAGCCTAACCCCGGAACTGCGCCAGCTCATGGAGGACGGCAAGCTGAACTTTACAACCGCCACCGCTGCGGCGGCCCTCTCCCTGGACGCCCAGGCCCAGCTGGCGCAGCAGAACGCCGCCAAGGGCGAGGACAAGCCGATCACAAAGCAGGACGTGGCAAAGGCCCGCACCACGTCCGCCCGCGAATACCTCCGCCAGAAATACCCCACACGCCCCTGCGAGTGCGACAACAGCCACCACGGCGAC